CTATTTCTTACATAAATGTTATCATCAGCAATCATGTTATCATTCTCTACATGCTCATAAACAATGCATGGATACTTTAAACTAACGTTAGCAGAAGGCTGGTAGTAAACGTTAGGAACTATCTGTAATAGCTTTCCATGCAGAGATAACCTACTCACTATAAAGTGTTCCCAACTGGATAATGATACGTGGCCGTACTACTTCGACCGATGTTACTCTCCACTTTTTACCCAAATACTTAACATAACGAATATTTGAGTAATTCTCGAATGAATAGGTATCACCTACTACTGAAATCATATTGCTCAGTATAACTCCTGTATTAATAACTTCACCATTTTGAGCATTGAATGATTGCCTGGTAATGTTCCCAGTCATTGCACGCTCATCATAAGCTTCCTCCCAAACTCCCGGAGAGGTCTCAAGCTGTCCTTTGGTGAATCCTACTATTCCAGAGTATCTAGACATTATTTACCAGTAGAAGGTACACTAACACTGGCAGGAGTTGAGCTACCACCAGCTGGAGTTTGGTCAGTGATAGTAATATCAATGGCTGACTTAGGAGCCTTCAAAGCACCTGATAAACGAGTTTCATTCAAGTATGTATATTGGTTAAAGTCAATATCGAAATCGTCAAAGCTAGTTACTTCGCCGCCTTTAGTTGACCCAATACCATAGTCTGCTAGGTTGATAATTAATGCACGATCTACTGGAATGATTGTTGATTCAACAATAGCCTTGACACGGAAACGAGCAGCCATAGCATCAGCTGAAGGAATGTCACCGAATAGGAATCTATTTTCTTTGTCACGTAATAATAGTAAGTTGGCCATTAATGATGGGTGAACGTACATAGTTGGTTGACCACTACCTTGATAGTTGATACGTGATTTGATAACTGTACCAAATAAATCGTCGATTGTAGCTGCTGTAGCTTTCATGGTGTACAGTTCATCATCACCCAAGATTGGACGAATGTGATCTGCTTTGATCTTATCATTATCTGAAGGTTGACGGCCATCGCCAATAATAATAGCTTTTGCTAATTCTTGAGTTAACTTAGATTTCATGATTGCTTGGACCCATGCGACAACATCAAAGTCAGTGATATCAATGATGTCATCACGATCTAATTTGTTACGAACGTAAACTGTTTGAGGTTCAGTAGTACGATGAAGAACTGAGTATACTGAATCTAACTTTTGGTTGCCCTTGATATACCCACGAGCACGAGCTTTTGCATCATCAGTAACGTCTGTATAAACTGTCTTAACACGTGAGAATGGAGTCTTGCTAGTTCCATCTAAGATCTGTTGAGCAGCCATATTTTGGTCGTCCAGAACTTGAGGAGCATTAGTATAACTCTTGTAATCTGGGAATAATTGTTCAATACCCTTTACACCATAATCATTTCCTGCAACACCTGAATGTTCTAGTTCTTTAGAGATACTTCCAGTGATGTAGTCTCGTAAAGAGCCAACCTTTGCATTAGCAGCTTCTTTAACTAAGCTGTCCAATTCTGAATGAGTAATTGCTCCTTCGTTTGCTTTGTTTCCTTCGCCATTTCTATCAAATACGTTGTCTTGCATAATAATTCCACCTTTTTCTGAATGTTGGACTTGACCATCTTTGCCATCAGGCGTTTGTGATTCATTGTCAGTATCATCTACTAATTGTGCCACTAAAGCTTCAACGGCATTCATTTGTTCATCACTAAGTGTGTTAAGAACATCACCAATTGTTTTATCACTATCTGAACTTGGTGCTTGTGGTGCTTGTGGTGCTTGTGGTGCCTTTGGTGCTTGTGGTGTTTCATCATCTGCATGAATCATTGTGTTTCCTCCATTTTCTAAATCGATTTCCTCAGCTGTTTCTTTGGAATGAATCTGATTATCTGTATAAATAATTGCTGATTCGCCTTCTTCATCAGAATGAGAGAGGACTTTTTCAATAACAGCACCCGGGTTAGCTCCTGCAAGAACTAAACTTACTTCATAGATACGACCATGAATAACGTCGCTTCCTTGCTTCTTGATGTGATTTGCTGCGATTGACATTGAAGTAATATCGCCATGCTTGATTAGCTCATGAGCCGAGTCAGCTTTTTCAGTATTGTTAAATGTACCGTAACCGTAAACGCCATCGGGACGATTCTCAAGCTGAATGTTACCCAGTACGTTAGTAGGATCATTATGATCGTGCTGCCATACTAATGGAACTGTTTTCTGGTTATTTCCAGTGAATGCATCATGACGAATTGTAACACCATCACTACACTGAATATCATTCTTTGTTACATAACCAGCAAAGTCATAATCATTAGACATACATTACTCCCCTTTCTAAATTTATTATAGCCATTTTGACAGTTGTCAGGGTAGGCTACTCACCCGGGCTAGCTACTGAGGTACTAGGTAGTGCAGTATCTTGGTTAACAGGAGCAATATTCGAGTTTACCAATTTATCTGCATCTGCATCGTCTTCTCTTGGTTGGAAACCAACAATAGGACGGAATTCATTACTTGACAAGATTGCGTTTCTAGTAAATGTATCAGCAATTGTAGCAAGATCTTCAACAGGAACAAGCTTGAATGGATTACGATATGAGACAACCTTTTGTCCTTGAGAACGACCCGTTTTTGTAATAAATTTTCGTGTAAACTCAGAAGTAATTGCGCTGACCATAGGGTCAATAGTTCTTGTGTAGTACGCCAACATTTCTTTTTCGTCAGCTGTACCATTTAATACGTTCGGGGTTAAACCTAAGGCACTATAGAATTGGTCAGTCAAATATTTTACTTCGTCTTGAAGCGTTGTAATAACTGGACGATTTAATTGAGTAACTTTTTCAGTACCATCAATATATGCAACTCCATACTTTCCTGCATTAAGCTGATCTTCCAAGTCTTTACGACGCTGTTCAGCTTCTTTCTTTTTTGCAGGGTTTTTTAATGAGTACGGCAATTGGAATATTAAATTAAGATTATGTGTAGCTGCAACATCATCTACTTGGTCAAGTAAACTCATCTTATCAAGCAATCTGGAAAGCATACCAGAATTTCCATTAACCAATGAGTAAAAAGGATTACGAATAATAGCAACCATACTTTTAGGTAATACTATTTCCTTTGTTTGACCATCTCGATCATCGTACAATTTAACCTTAACATGCGAAGGATACCATTGAGTAATTGATCCTGTACGTAATTCTGTGACATCATATGATCCTGACATTTCAGGGTTCAATGTTGTTTTAACAGGAACTACTGCAACAGTTCCTTCATCAAGTAGTGAGTAGACAAGGTCGTGTATGAAATCAATACTAGATTGGTCCATATTAGCTTCTACAGATAGACAGTTATCCAATCCCGAGTGTACCCGAGTTTGATTCTGTCCCTCATCATTCACTTTAACATGCTGGATTTCAATCATCGATGCATCCGTAGCAATGCGATTATAAACCACATCAGCAACAAACGAACGATTCCAACGATGGTACGTTGAATAACCAGGTGCTGAACTTCCAGCTCCTAGGTCAGAATTGTACCCAGATGCTTGTTTACCCACGAACGCATTCCATGCATGAGATATTCTATCGGATAATTTCATTTTATAAGAATGCCTCCTGGTTACGTTTATAAGCAACCCAAGAATCCATAAGTGCCGCTACATTATCAATTTTTTCATCAGAGCGTAGCTTTGAAAGCTTGTAATTGCCATTGTTATCTTGTATTGCCACAGAGTTACCCATGGCAAATGTCATTAGTTCTTCATCAAATATCAGCTTTCTCTCCATAGCCAAGTTCTTGATTTCGCCTAAAGGAACTGATTCAGTTCTGGCACCTTGAATTACTTTTTCCATTCCATACTCACTGTTTTCTTGAGACCACTTTTCGGTGAACTCTCTAGCATTGTATGGGTCATAACCAAAAGACAAAACTTGGTAACCATGCTTATCAACATAATTCTGAACGTCTTCTTCTACTTTAATCATGTCTAATATCGGATCGTCCATTATTGTTAAAGTACCTTCTTTGACAAATTCATCGTATTTTAGGCGCATTGCTTGAGGGAGCTTACGTATCTTTGCCTCGGATACATATGACTTAGTCTTTACACCAAATCTATTTTCTCCTAGAGGGAACAAGAATGTGAACGCACAGAAATCATCACCTTGTGAAAGATCTGCTCCCATTGAACAAAGCAATCCATCAAAGTTCTGTTTTCTATGTGGCAAAGTTTCCTCGTAGACAAAGAAATACGTAAAACCTTCTACTGGAATTCCGAATCTTTTAGCTAAAATATCATTGCGCTTCTCTGGACGGGCTTCTGCTAATGAAACGTCTTTCTGATAAGCATCATAAGAAACCGATGCCCCGATATTGGGATTAGCCTTAACCCACATTTCAGGATCATTTACTTCACTAACATCGTCTAATCTGTAATAGAATATTGAGTAGTTAGGTGCAAAGAAATCACCGTTCAATATATCAAGTAATTCCATTTTAATAGTATCACCTACACCATTACGAGCTGTACCTTCTGAAGATGTTGCTAGTATAGTGTAGTCATCAATTTTTGAAGCACCTTGCTCAATAGCTCCTATTACATCTTCCTTGATACTTCCTGAAAGCCATTCATCGACAACGTTTACCTTACTACGAAGTCCTTGAAGCTTATCTATTCGCATGGGTCTAACTTCTATCAAAGAATTCGTTATGAAATTTTCAATACCCTTCTTAGTAGAAGCTGCCTTAACTTTAGACCATGTGTTAGACTTGATACTTCCAGATGTAAGAAACTTAAATAACGGTCCTCTAGCACGAGCTAATGCCGTACGAATTGGGGCCATTGTTTCTTCGGCCAATTTCATAGTTGGTGCTGTAACAATCTGATGAGTAGTACTAGTATCAATAAAAAGTGTATATGCTTGAACAAATGCATCGTACATAGACTTGGCAGCACCACGTCCAACGATGAGATACTGCTTGTTAACCAATCTCTTTTTTACTTTAACAATCTCGTAGCGACGAAGCTTTTGATTGTAAGTCTTTATCTCTGGAAAGTAATACCAACCGAATAATTGTTCACCCCAAAGCTTAAAACTATCTAACAGTCTAACAGGTTGACCATCAACTAATGTCATTTCTTGTTCACAGAAGTTGACCCAACCTGTAATAGCTTCATCGTCGTAGTAAAATTCGGGCCTGTCAATTAGGTAATCTATACGGTTCATCTCCAAAGATATCCATCGATTTACAGGTATCTCACCACGCAATACTTTGTCACGAAATTCACCGTAAAAGATTGGAACCGCTGTATTGGATAGAGCCATAATTAATCACCTCTTTAAACTGGCACTTTTTTCATAGCTTGCTTAAGCATCTGTTGACCAGCTTGGTGAGCAGCGTTCTTAAGCAACTCGGTCCCAACATTAGTGATAACTTGCCGTGCCACCGATTTCTGAGCTGGACTAGCAATACTTACTTGCTGCTTTAATTGATTCTCTAACGTAAGACGGTTAACTTTCTCACGAAGTTGAGGAGTAGACATGCTTGCACGATTGGCATAGACTTTCTTCCAGCCTTTCTCTCTAGAGTTAGAAGCAGCCGCAGCCGCCCTAGGAACCTGACCGGATCCACCTAATAAAGATTGAACACGACGCCGAACTCCCCATTTTTGGCCTTTCATACCGTGGTGCTCAATTGAAGTACCACCAATATCTTGAGCTAATATTTGATCAATTTTGTCCATTATAAATCACCTCCTTTATCTATAGGAACTTTGTTATCTTCTTCATAAGCAACTTGAATCCGCCATTTCAATTCTTCAGCAATTGACTTCATGACATTCAATGATGTTGCTGTAGGAGGATCAAATAACATTTTTACCTGAGTATAAATAAACTGCTTGATTAAACCAAATTCAGGATTTCCATTTATCTGACTTGGATCCTTAAAGTCATCCCATGTTGTATTTTCATCTAGTTCAATGGACTTACCGGCACCTAACTGATTAACTAATGCCAATCCTGAACTGATATGCATTATGAGTTCATCTTTGAATGAATCATCTCCATCAGAAATACCTACAATTCTAGATACATTAGACAATATTGTATCTGCCACGCTATTCACCTACCATAGTTTAGTATCCCCGGGTTTTCTTTCAACATATGTATCAAAATTACTGAGATAATGTATTTTATTATGAGTATCCTCAGAAACACATATCAAGTTCTCGGGGTCATAACACTTTGATGTTTGGTTCTCTATATCTTCAGCTGTAAGTGGAGATATATGATGAACAATTATTTTACCATTAATAAACATTCCAGGAACTGCCAAATCGCATCCTATATCTCTAGTTATTATAGAATCTCTTAATTGCATCCATACTCTAGATTTATAAAAAGAATTTGAAAGATACCTTGGCGAATCATGATGACTACCTGACAAACTAATAGCCCTTAGACGATCACCATAATCGGGAATCTTAATAACATCACTATAAGATAGATTATTCATGATCATCAGCACTACTAGACTTATACATGGACAATGCGTCAATAGCTTTCCTAGCATCACCCTTGTCACCTTGGTCAGTATTGATGTCTTTGGTCTTAGCTTCAAGCAAAAGATTTTCTTTCTTAAGCTTTTCAGACTCTAGCTTACTCTTTTCAGATCCCAATCTAAGAAAATGAACAATAACTGCAGCCGAAGCTGTTCCGTCATTCATTTGTTTCTCAGCAGCATTCATGGCCGAGTTGATAAGTTGGTCTTCACGCTTAGAAGGATTCAATGATGGCGCTTCCCTCTTTTTACTACGACTCATACTTGTACACCTCCTTAATACTAATTAGCACGCAAGTTATTGCTTTCGGAAGTCGTATTATCGTCTGCAACATATCCAGTTGTACTCTTGATTGTATTAACTGATGCTTCAATGTACGCTCCTACTTGCTTATCTGTTACCTTAATTCCAAGTTCATTAGCATACTCTGAAAGAGCTTTGACTGCACG